TTCATCGTAAATATAAAGAATCTTATTCTTCATATCAGGAATTGCACAAACTAAAGTGGTAGGATCCTGACTGTAACCAAAGTCCATGCCGTGATATGACTTCAATCCTGATTTAAATAAATCCATAACATTAAAGTCAGATACTTCCCAGTTTTCGTATATTGTTTTACTCAATGTTGCGAACTCACCCAGTGCATAAATCTTATAGTAGGCGTTATTTGTTCTCATAAGATCATGGAGTGAATCAATATACGTTTGAGGCAAGAACTTATTGTCCTTATATGTGGTGTGGACAACTTTACAGCTCTTCGGTGGTTTCGTTTCGTGGAACATTTTATAAACCCAATTTGCTTTGGATGTCGGGTTATACATGAGGACTATCTGATTGTTTTTCTTCTTCGAACGAAGTCGGAGATTTAACTGCGAATAGTCATCGAGGGTTAATTCTGTAGCTTCTTCAATTAGAATGTCATCCAGACCTTGGATAGATTTAATCTTCTCTGGATCATCCATCCCTTTGAATATGATTTCGGAGCCGTTTGGAAGTTTGATACTGAAGTTTGATTCTGATATCTTGCAGTGTTCTAAGATGCCGAATGTAGATAAAGCCTTCTTGAACTCAGCGAAGATAGATTCACGTATTGTATTTGTGACTTTACGAACAACTAGCATCTTCCGTTTGTTCTTCAAAAGCTTAATTACAGAGCGTTGCACTCCAAATACAGACTTTCCAGAACCAGCTCCGCCATAAAGAACTAATAATCGTTCTTTAATATTGAGATAAGGTAGGTAACATTCATTGAAGAATCGCTTCTTAATTGTAATGTTAATTTGAGGTTGTTCTTTCATTGAAGTCCTCCTTCCTCAGTAAGGCCCAGGAGTAAAGTTAGGAGGGATTCCATGATCACGATATTCAATTGAGGAGAGAAATCGGGGAACTCCTGAGCTTTACTCAGAAAAGAGGATTTGAGGATACTAGCTATCTAGCACCCTCATAAGTGATTATTCTTCTGTTTCTTGATCTTGGTCAAACTCTGTATCATCTGACATATCAATATCAACTACAATCGTTGTTTCTTGAGATTGTTGGATTTTATCAATGAATAACGCATGAGACTTACCTAGCAGTTCTAATGCTTTCAAACTGTCCCTATTGTCCACTTTCTTCACTACTTTTTGACCTTTAGGGGTAATATGAACATCATAAGTATCTTCACGGGCAATAGAAGTTAAACGTTCGAGGACTTCTTGAGCAGAAGCAATTTGTCCGTCCCTATCACCCTTTGCAAGCCAACTAAGATAAGCACGAGACTTTTCGTATGAAGCAATTCGATAGATTGAACCAACGTGGAATTCAAACTTATTAGCTACTTCTTCGTAATTGAATTCAGAGGCTACAAGTTCACGAAGGATAGAACGATGTCTCTCTTTGAGTTTTCGTAGGTCTACACCATTCCATTCGGGAGGATCAGAGGGGAATTTCTCTGTGTGGTCTACTTTTTTAGTCATATTGAACTCTCCTTTCTGGTTTAAAATCGAGGGCGATGTTTTGGGGAAAAAATTTGGGAAGACCGGCTGACGTGTGCAAATGAAATTTTATATATTGTGACTACATCCAGCCCAAAAAATTTTTTTGAAGGTACCCCCACCTACTAAAATTTATTTTTTTTAAAAACAAAAAATAAAAAAGATAAATGGCAGAGGAATAAATAAAGTAAATAACAAATAATATTTTCTTTTGTTATCGAGGAATAAAACAAAGATAAGACATAGTAGCATCATAGTAAGAGATAGAGAGGACACACACTATCAGTAGTATGGTACTATGGTGTGATGCTGTGTGGTGGTAGGTAGTAGCTGACGAGTGGTGACACACAGTAGTGTGGTGGCAGGTAGTAACTGTTGTATGTGGTAATCAGTACTGAGTGATATGTCTAACACTTTATGAATCATCATTCAAAGTGAGGATGACGAGAAAGGATAGTTGAAGTATCTGAGTAGCTATCCGATGTAGGTATTTAAGCTAGGGTTTATACTCTGCTAATCTTCCCAGTAAAATCTAGGTGTGTTTAGTCTTTAGAAAAATACA